TGGATAGAGCAAGGGCCTTCTAATCCCGAGGTTGCAGGTTCGAGTCCTGTCGGGGGCGCAACAACCGTCGGCACGCCCGAATTATCGGTTACAAGATACGCGACCGAAACGCCAAGAATATCCGCCACTGTCGGAAGATCTTCAAGTGGCCACGCGCGACCCCCGCGCCACCTGCGCGATATCGTTCCCTGTTGGACTCCTAGTGCGCTCGCAATGTCGCTTTGGACCACACCGCGACGCGCCGACTCAGCGCGAATGTTTGACGCGACGATATCAACCAAGTTCGTTGTGCTCATGCCGAAAGTATATACCAAAACGGCATACTCTACAACCGTATTTCACACATTCATGCACCAACGGCTTGACATGGAATATACCGCTACGACATAGTTAATGCTATGACTACATCGCAGCGCTTCCTTAGTCACGCTGTACAGCGTTTTTTAAAGGAAACACACACCCCACAATCAGCCCTCGCCGAGGACCTAGGTATCACGCAGGCAACTCTTTCCCGCAAACTCAGTGGCGTACGTACTTGGAACCTCAAGGACATCGACCAGCTGATGAGGATTGGCGTGCCCATTGGATTTGGAGCTATATCCGCTGCGCTCTCCGAAGAAGGTGAAGACGCATGAGCACCGAAACCGCTTACGCGATTATCAATATTTGTCATTTGCTGATGAGCTTGGTGTTAGGTGCGAGTCTCTTTTGGGTTGACCGCGTGGTTGACCGGCTTAAAGCAAGCGTTCTTTCTGCCGGTATAACCCGGTACTCCGGGGACGGCCTGACCCCCTCAAGCGTTCAACTTCCAACCTTGGAATTAACAGGCGGTCAACAAAATAACGCCGGTGGTCATGGAGACGATAACGGACCGTTATATGCCCCTGGTCGGAAGTGATCTTAAACAATGCTTTCAGTTCGTCTTTGTTTTCCATGTACGGGACACCCAAATTTGCCATCGGCGGGAATTCCACCCCTTGATAGTCAACTATCTGAATATCCCAGCAAGCACCACCGCCGTACCACACCGCTGAAAACTCGTAGTGCTCACCATCGGTGTTCACACCTAGAACTAATCGCCCTTCCTGTTCAGCGAAGAAATGCTTATATATCCAGCCCCCAAACGACCCGGATGCCACGGATATTGCGACCAGAACACCCGTGGACGGCGATAAAAGCGAATTCCAATCCATTCCTCTTCCCCTTATCCCTGCTGATTTTAGAAAGCTCCTGTCATGAAGATCAATAAAGCCCTGTTCGTATCGTCGATTACCTTCCTAGCGGTCCTGATCTCGGTCCTGGTCGCATCGTTCCATATCGCTGGTTACACGATGTCTTGGCCGCATTTCGCTACGTTCTTCGTGTCAATGCTCTGGTATGGCTCCGAGCTGAATAAGGAGATGAACCGATGATGCAATTGGTAGAAGAAATTAGCGACGACGCGCAACAAGAGTTCATCATTGAAACGTTTGACTCTCTTTATACCGTATTGCGCATTAAACAAACCGTCTTACACTGCCAGTTCGACAATACCGAACATGCAGACGCTGCTTTCGAGCTGATCCGCGGATTACTTTCAGATATCAAGTACTCAATCTTTGGTCTGCACATCGATCCTTGTAAAAAGGTCCGACGATGAGTAACGCAGGCCAGACGGCTTATCAGCTTGTGGATGCTCTTAGGCGTGCGGGCTGGGGTATCTTGCGCGGTTCTGAGAATCGGTGTGCGCGCTCTCTGTTAGAGACTCTGGCGGGCTCTATGCGGTCTCTTAAGACCGACCGCCGCGGTTACATGACGATTACGGCGGCTCAGCTCGCTGACCGCGCCGGATACAGTGAACGCCACGTGCGCAGGTGGCTCCCCATCCTTGAAGATCTTGGATTACTCTCGTGGTCTCGCGGCTGGATTGAAGAGGGCCGCCCGCAGCCCGGTTCAATGAAGATTAACAAAGCCGCTCTAGTCAATTACGTTCAAGACGCTCGCAAAGAATATGACGAAGCTGTCTTGCCTCTCCGTGCTGCTAAGACGCGGGCGCGCCTCGCTAAGCTTCGTCTTCTCAGAATTAAGCCCTACGCCCGCCGCTGCCCGGGCCGTGCGGACATGGTGCCTAGCCTCTCCTCTAACGAGAGAGCGACCGCGCGAAGCGGTTCGCGCTCTCTCAAACTTTCCTCTTCTCCAAAGAATACGAGCAACGCTACGAGCGTTGCCGCTACTACTAAGGAAGCAACGACGATGACTAAACGCGTCACCTATCAAGCATACATGGCTCAACGTTATCCAGATCAGAGAGCCGATTGGTACCTGATCGCTGACACTGATCCTATCGCTCAAGAAATCCTGGACTACGGCACTATCAGTGTCGAGCATCTGCAGCACCTTCTTGCTTGTGAACAGCAACTAGCAATTGAGGGGTTAATCAAGTGAGTAAGCAAGCGATCAAGACTGCAGTTAAATCAGTGCTCGATGCTACCTCTGACGCGTTGGAGGAAATCCCAGCCTCACCGTACTCGTGCAGCGCAGCGCAGCTGAAGATCAGAGCAACGCTAGAGACCATCGCAGACCAGTGCCTGCACCTACTGGTGTTCATCAACCTAGATGGAGAAGAGCAATGACACCGCTAGTGTCCATGCCTGTCGAGCGTGAGTGCTGGACTATCGACGAGATGGCTGATCAACTCGGGACGACCAGGGCGGCGCTCGCTACCCTCAGGTCTCGAGGAGGCGGGCCGCCCTATATCAAGATTGGTAACACGATCGCGTATCCAGTCGTAGCGTTCCGCGTCTGGGCTTTGAAGCAGACAGGCTTGGGTGGTCAGCAGTGAGTCAGTACCACGATGATTACCGGCGGATGAGCGGTGCGCAGCGTAAAGAGCTGACAGACCAGATCTACCAGGAAGCACAGGGGATCTGCCACATCTGTCAGCTGCCAGTGCGGCGTGAGGACGCTAGCCTAGATCACCTGATACCAGCTAGCCAAGGCGGCCTATCAACCAGAGACAACCTGGCATTAGCTCACCGCTCTTGTAATAGCTCGAGGCAGGATAAGACGATCAACAAGACCCAGGTGCCTGTCTATGACGGCCACGCCTGGTTCACCAACAGCCAATAGACACCTGTTTTTCCTGACCGACACCCCCGCCCCCACCCGACGCCCCCGCAGTGGATATCTCCCCCGGGCGATTCAAAAAAAACGGGAGGAAGGAAAAACCCTGTAAGGACAACGAAAAATGGACTTCGTAGACGTAGCTTTAGACCCCGATATTTTCAATGATTATCTCGAAAAAGACCGAGAAACACCGGAAAGCAGCGAAACACACGCTTTTACCCCTGGAAGCATCTATAAAGGCGTATCCAAACTTGTGGAAGTCGTGAATCAAGAACCTTCCAGGGCCGTTATGCTCGCTGGTCATACCGCAATGGCCTTGCAATTGGCCCTGGAAGCTGACAACGTCGACCCAAGCGAAAAACGCTATGCCCGTATGAAGGTTTTCGAGGCCCTCCAAAAAGCCCTAGACTCAATCACCGCGTCTATGGGCACATCAACAGTCGGGAAACTTGAAGCCGTGCTAAACGTCGTCATGCAGGAGCCCGATGAAGGCGCAGATCTGTAATGCCTAATCCGTTTCAGTGTCTCCCGAAGCCGCTTTTTTGCCCCCCACCGGATCCGAGGTATCCGTTTAATGAAGGTGCTGAGGTTGCTCGCGTCGCAAGGCTCATGGGCGGCTGGCTACAGCCCTGGCAGCGGCTCGCACTCAACCGGGCGACCCAATACAGGCCCGTCGAAAACGCTCAAGGAAGACTAGTACGCGGCTACAAATACAACAAGGTCCTTATCTCGGTCCCGCGTCAGTCAGGAAAGACTCACCTGATCCTGCCCAAACAACTGCATTCCCTGATGCTCCGCCCAGAATCAAGAGCTCTATACACCGCGCAGACAGGTGCGGATGCGCGTATTCAGATGCTCGCAATGATGAAAAACATAGCCAGCTCAAACCTCGCTGGCCTGACCACACCCAGACGGTCAAACGGCAGCGAAGGGATTCTACTGAACGAAAACGGATCTGAACTTTCACGCTTCTCACCCACGTTTTCCGCAGTTCACGGCGACCACCCGCACTTGGTCGTCCTAGACGAGATTTGGAAACACAGTAAAGAACTCGGAGAAGCGCTATTAGGCGCAATTATTCCCTCGCAGGTGACCATTCAGGCGGAATCGCAGATCTGGATGATCTCAACTAAGGGCACAGCGCGCTCGGAGTTCATGAATGACATCATCAACGATGGCCTATCGGGATCCGATCCGTCACTGCTCTACATTGAGTTCTCCATGCCTGAAGGCATGGACCCATACGACCCCGCCACGTGGTGGACGTTCCACCCGGCCCTAGGCAACACGATCACCGAGGACGCGCTCTATAGCTCAATGAATCTGCCTTACGGGGAGTGGATGCGCGCCTACATGAACGTCATTGTCTCGGCTGACAATCCACTGATCCCTATCGAGGACTGGGACCACCTCCAAGCAGAACCCCTCGCAGTGCCAGACCTCAACACATGCACGATCGCCTACGAGGCAGGTGCACTAGGTGAATGCGGTTGCGTTGCCGTCGCCTGGATCGACATCGACGGCACGCCCTGTGTTCGCGTGCTCAGGCAGGCCCCTGGCACCGCGTGGCTACCCCCATATGTGGCCGCGTTATCGCGTCGCTACCCAGGCGCGTCATTCGTTGCCGATGACGGCGGCCCTACCAGGGCCATTACGGACGCTCTGAACTCTAGGGATGATTTTCAGCCGTATAACCTCGAAATGCTGTCCATTAACGAAAGGACAGTAGCTGATTCTAATTTCCTGCGCATGGTCCTGGAAACAAAGAACCTCAAGCATGACGGATCGCAACCCCTTAGAGACGCAATCGGCAACGTATCGACACGTGAGTACAACGGCACTTTGCGTTTCGACCGTGACAGGTCACCCGCGCCCATTGCCGCGCTCATCGCATCATCTGTCGCCCTATACGGCGCACAGCACCCAACAGCAATGCCCAGCGTAGCCGCATGACACCCCATGACACCCCATGACAGCGACATCCCGATAAACTAGACCAACAGCCCAGGCGTGAGATGAAATCACGGCATGGCATTCCTGACCCGCGCGCTCGAAGCATTCGGCATTAGCCGCGCTGACATTCCCAGCGCAGCGCATCCCGCGCTTTTCCCGCCCGCACGCTCAGCCTCCCTCTCCGACCCGCGCGGCCTCACAGCCGTTTACCGCGCTATCCAGGTCATCACCACCGCCGCCGCACAACTTCCTATCCAGGTCGAACGAAATGGCCAGGTCATCGAGACCCCCGCGCCTATCAGCTTCCTCGACCCCCGCCTGACCCGATCCACATGGATCACGCACATGGTCGCCAGTCTCGCCCTCCACGGCAACGCATACGCGCTCATCGAACGGGATACGGCTGGGCGCATAATCGCGCTGCGCCCGCTCAACCCCCGGTACGTTCTCGTTACCGTCAACCGTGAAACTCACGGCCTGATCTTCTCCGTTGACGGTGAAACGAAAACCTCAAACGATGTCCTGCACGCCCACCTGCAGCCCCTGGTTGTATCCGAACCGCTAGGCTTAGGCCCCCTGCAGGCCGCCCGCATGGACCTTGAAGGTGCACGGCAAACACGCGATTTTGCAGCCCAGTGGTTTGACGGGACTGGCTCCCCCACAGGTATTCTTTCGAGCCAAACTACGTTGACACCTGCAGCTGTGAAAGCTGCGCGTAACGCCTGGAACGGGATTGACGACAATGGTAACCGCATCCCCGATGACGTGAACCCCTCTCGAATCAAGGTCCTTTCGGGATTCACTTATCAGCACCTGGGCATCAGCCCCAAAGAGGCGCAGTGGATTGAAGCGCAGGAATTCTCAATCCTCCAAATCGCCCGGCTCTTCGGCATCCCCTCCACGCTCATGCTTGCTTCCCCTTCCGGTGGCTCAATGAGTTATTCGAATATCGAGCAGGACTGGCTGGCGTTCACTCGGTTCACGCTCATGCAGTACCTAAAGCCCCTGGAAGACGCGCTCTCCGAATGCATCGTGCGTGGGCAACAGGTCCGTTTCAACCTGGAAGGCCTGCTGCGCTCGGATACCTCGACACGTTACAGCTCATACGCAACAGCCATTGATAAGGGTTTTCTGACCGTTAACGAGGTTCGCGCCCTCGAGGGCCGCGCGCCGCTACCAGAACCAGACGCATCGAAAGAAGAAACAGAATGAACCTCGAAACCAGGCAATACAAGGTCCGCGCTACGGCTGGCGGCGACGGACGCACGATCACCGGCCTAGCGGTCCCCTACGACACCCCCACCGAGATTGTGCCCGGATGGACGGAAGTCATCGCGCGCGGCGCAATCGACCTCACCGCCCGGCCCTCGCTCTTCTACCGTCACGGCGAACCGATCGGCGTCGTCACCGAAATGTCTGACACCGCCGACGGCCTCGAAATCACCGCGCGTATCTCTGACACCACGCAAGGACGCGACGCGGCAACCCTTGTCGCCGACGGCGCAATTACAGCTCTCTCAATCGGATTCTTTGAACGCGAATGGGAAGACAAAGAGACACAAGACGGATACACGCGCACACAAACCGCGATCGACCTGCGAGAAATCTCGCTAGTACCCATCCCAGCTTACGACCAAGCACAAATCACCTCCGTCCGCGAACGAAAGGAAGCAACCCCCATGAACGACTCGACCGCAAAGCCCGAAACTCTCACCCGCGCCCAGATGGACGAGACCATCACCGAGGCCACGCATCCCCTGGCCGCGCGCCTGGCCGCCCTCGAAGCCCTCGGAACCACCAACACCCCCGCTCCCGTCGAAAAGCGTTCTGCAGGTGAACTGATTGCCGCCGCCGGTGCAGACCCCAC